CCTGCGCGAACGCAAGCCGCCTGAGCCGAATGGAGTGCGCTTCGCGCGGGTCCTCGGCGCCGAGTCCCAGGTCGGGAGTGGCTTGACTGGCGGCCGGGTCCCGTCCGGGAGTGGACGCCAGGATGTCTTCCAACACCGTCCGGATGGCCTCGATCGAGGCGTCCCGGTAGGCGGGGTTCGGGGTGGGGCCATACTCGGTGAGTCCCAGTTCCATCCGCCGAATCGTCGGCAGCTGGCCACCGCTCTTCGCGCGCGGAACCCTGCTCGGGGTCGACTGGATGATCCGACCGCGGAAGCTGTAGCCGCGGATGTCACCGTTCCGGATCGCCTCAAGCACACCCTCGGCCATCGGCGACTTGTTGTAGCGAGTGACGGTCCTAAGACCCTTGCCGTCCGGGCGGATCTCAATCGGCGAACCGATCGGGACACTGCTCAGATCCCCCGAGGGAGTGCCGTGGAGGGTCATCCCGTGGTTGTAGAACACCTGCACTCGGTCAATGCCGTGCGACAGAGTCCGGTTGAACGCGCTGCGATCGATGACCTCGTTGTAGTGGCCATGCTGGTCCGTGATCTCGGTCGGCACGTCGAACGGGGTCGCGTACGCTTCGACGGTTCGTCCGTCGCCGTGGCCGTCCTTGGTCCGCAGGATCTCGATCCCGTCCAGCGCCCACGACCGGGCGTAAAACTCGTCAGCGCGTGTCACGGTGTCCACGTCGCCCTCCTTATCGCTTTCCTTTGTGGTGGGCGAGCTTCATGTAGCCCGGGAACACTGCTTCGATGATGTTCGTGGTTAGCCCGTCCGCCTCGTGCGCCGGTACGCCGGCAGCGATCAGAGCCGCGTGCAGGACCGTCCACTTGTGCTCGGCGCCGGCCCACTTGCCGAGGCCCTCGCCTTTCGTCCAGTAATCCCACAGGTCCGACCCACGGCCGTACTTCAGCTCCGACACGGCTCGCTGAGCGCTCTCCGGAAGCTGCGGCTGACCGTTGGGCGGACCGCCGGGCGTCACCTGTCGGCCAGGAGGCTGCAGCTGGACCGACAGCAGGCCGGAATGGACCAGCTGGCTCATGTCGCCGCTCATCACCGCGGCCTTGACTGAGTCCGGCGTGAAGCCCTCGCGCACGAGCCCGCCGATCGTGATGGAATGCACGTGGGCGATGTCGGCGGCGTCGCGTGCGTCCTCGCGCAGGAATGCCACGTCGCGGTCGTCGTACCAGAGCCGCGTCCCAGGTGGCGGTGGTGCGAGGATCTGAAGCGAGCCGGCCGCGTTACGCCACAGTGGCCGGAGTGTCCGGTCAGCCACCAGTCGGCGGGCCGCTCCGAAGTTACCGGCGTTCAGCGAGGCGCCCTGGAGACCTTCGGCCAGGGCCACGATCGCCGGGTGAACACCAGCGGCAGCAGCGAGTCGGGTCTCGCCAGCGCCCTGCGTGGCCTTGAAGTCCATCTGACGCATGTCCGCGCCGACCACCGTGACATCCGCGCCGCCGCCGGTGTAGAGCGTCTTGTACGCGTTGTCGACGCCCGTGTGTTGGGCGTCCATCTTATCCACGAACGCAGTGAACTGGTCCGGCGTCACCGACTCGGGCAGCTTCACCGCAAGGTTCGGGGACGCCGCATTCTCGAAGAACTTCAGCTTGTGCTTCGTGGCCTGTGTGTCCGCCTGAATCTCCCGAATCACCGGAGTGATCCATGACATGCCTCGGAAGCTGGCTAGCGGGTCCGGCATCGGGGCGAAGTGCACGATCTCGTTCGGCAGAAACACCACTGGCCGGCTACCGGTATGGCGCCCGCCCTCGTAGTACATGTACGCGGCCCGCTTGACGCCCAACTGTCGAGCGTCCGGGTCGGATTCGATTGTTGGGCGCCCGTACAAGTCGACCCACCGCGGGGCAAGGGTGATCTCCACCCAGTCTGGTCGGAGTCTCACCAGCTCGCCGTCGAACTCAACCAAGAACGCGTTCCCGGCCAGGTCCGCGTCGAGCAGCATCCGCGTCAGCAGATCACCAGTCGTGCCGCCGGTCCACGGCTCCTCAAGCAGCTGCAGGTCGGCGTTGCCGAACAGGTTGCCGGGTCGACCATTGCGCAGCTGCTGAAACTGGAACCGCGCCTCGGAGAACACCGACACCCGAACCGACTCGATCGCGGCGATCACCGCGTTCCCGAGCAGACCGTGAACCGCGAAGTCCACGAACGCGTTTGAGATCTGCTCGGCCCGGTCGACACCCCAGCTTGTGACATACCCGTCGGGCAGGCTGCCGTCGATGTACGGCTGCATCCACGCCGGCGGGATGTACCGCTGCACCTCGTTGCGCGCCGGCACGAGCGCGTCGAGGATCTTCACGACTTCGCCTTCAGGTACAGGGCGACGTAGCAGCCGGCGAGCATCTCCAGGCCGGCCGTGATCACGCCCGCGGGCGGATAGATCAGGCCGGCCCCGGCTGCGATCGTCAGCGTGCCCAGTACGGCCAACGTCACTATGAGCCTCATCGCCACGCCACCAACGGCACCGCTGCCTCCATCGGAACCTCGAACAACACCCACACCCCCATGCACATTGAGATGCAGGCGTCGATATGACCTTTGGAGCGACCCTTCTTCAACGTGAATCCACCCCGCTCTTGCGGAACCGCGACCGCGCCGAGGACATGGTCTTTGAAGTCAGCGTCACCGTTCTGGACGATCGTGCGCTCAAGGATCAGCTTGAACGTCAATCCACACGCGGGCCCCATGCGCTGGGGTGACTGGTCAAACTCGATCGCGAGGATGTTGTCGTCTTCCAGCATCCGCGCTGGCACTTCGAAATACCGCGGGTCGTACACCACGCCGCGGAACCCGAGTCCTCGCGCGTTGGCCTTGATGTACTTCCACACGTCATCGTGCGGGATGCGCCCGTTGTTCTCGGACGCCCGCCAGATCTTCGTCGTGACCGCGACCCGACCGTCAGGCAACTTCTCAATCCGGTCGACCGAGCACGAGTCGTGCTTGAGCGCCATGTCCACCGCGAGACACCACGGATTCGCGTCGTCCGCTACCCAGTCACCTTGGCAGTCCGCCCACGCGCTGGGATGCTCCTTCAACCACGAATCCTCGGCGACATCGACCCAACGGTTCGCGTAGTAGCGGATCCACTCGTGCGCTGGACAGTCCGGCTTGCCGTACTCGGCCACACGGTCGTTGACCGACCACTGGACATCCGCTGCTTGCGATGCTGCCCGAACAGCCACAGCACGGTCCGCAGGCTTCTTGAAGTCCAGCCCGTCTGGCGCTTCCTGCCAGTCGAACAAGAATCGCGGCGCGGTCCTCGGGTCGCGCAAGGCCTTCTTGCCTCGCTTGTACATCGCGCCCAGTAGTGAGTGGTCGACATCGAACCCTGCGGTCGACAGGCTGAGGATCCGGCCCGAACCTCGCAAGGTTCGACGTTTCTTGGTGGACTTTCCAATGACCGTTGCCACGCGCGCCTTGTTGGAGCCGACATCTCCCCACTCGTGCAGCTCGTCCCGCACAAACAGGTGCGGCAAGCCGCCCTCGTTCGTACCAGCTACAGCGGCAACCCGATGCACTTTGCCTGGCCGATCATCCGCGAACTCAGTGATCGTGTCGTACACCTCGAAGAACCCGCAGAGGGGCGCCTCCTTAACCACGTTGTCGCGACCACCAAGCATCGTTGCGAACGCCCCGTACAACAGGTCCGCCTGCTCGAAGCTCGCAGCGGCGATCGGGACGTTCGGTGACGACGGAGCGATGCCTCGAACCACGCCGTTCTGGTCCTTGTACTGCGGCGGTCCGCCGAACTCCACCGCAACGATCGCCGCTACGAACGCCGTCTTGCCGTCTCCCGTGGCGGCGCCGCGCAGCCCTTCGTCGTAGTGCCACTGGCCACATGTCGGGCAGTACTCGAACCATCTGTACAGGAACCGTTTCTGGTCCGCTCGGCATCTGAACGGCTTGCCATACCAGTCACCCTCGGCGAAGATCAGGTTGTCTTCGATCCACCTGACGGCCATCGGGCCTTCGGTGGGCCATAGCTCCCCCGGCTTCGGCGTCCATCCGCAGTTCTGGCAACCGGGGTCAGGCGGAGTCGACGACCGTGAGCCGCGGGTCCTCTTCCTCGCCTGGGTGACCGTCATCGTCGCCACCCCCATACCGCTTGTTCATGTCGGCGAGGCTCATGCGCTGCTGCACTACGGCGATCCCGAGGGAGGCGCGGTTCTTCGGTCCATACCCGAGCTGAGCTTCGTCGGCCCGAATCGAAGACTCGATCTTCAAGGCCAGGCCGTACGCCGGGTTCTCTCGCATCTGCCCCATGGAGCCCTCGACCATCGGGGACCCGTCGGCGACCGCCATGAGCACCTGGTAGCGGTCGACGTTGCGCACCCAGCGCACCACCAGCGCCACCTCGGCCTGCTGGACGAAACCGGAGATCACATCCGACCAGTAGTCCGTCCACAACCTGACCGATGAGTCGTGAACCAGCCCATCGGGTACGGAGGGTGACTCAGCCCGCTCCACCACCTGCAACTCGGCTTGCCGACCGTTGCGCGGATCAGCCGCCTGACCTGCGGGTTTCTTCGTACGAGGCACACCTACCCCCGTCCGAAAACCGGGCGCACGAAAAAACGTCACGCTGTGGTACCAGAAAGAGAAGAAAGG